ATGCAGGTATTGCAAGAATGAGAAAAGAAACCAGTTTATTATCTAGTTTTGAATTAAGAAAACATAACTCTGGTATTAAAGATACTATTGATCTTGCAGATACTCGTGGTAAAGCATCAGATGCTGTAGCAAATGAAATAGCTACATTTAAGAAGTTGTTGAAAGAAGATGTAGATGACGACTTACTCGAATCATTCTTACATTTCACAGCTGTATCTAATGGTAATAAGCAAACATGGAAAGATCTAACTACCTTCTTTAAAAATAGACTTCATGGATATAAAGACGCTAACAAATACCAACGTAATGCAATCATCAATGAACTACATACCATGGGAGTTAGTTCCATGTTGTCTGGTCCTAAGACTCCAGTAAGAGCATTAATAGGTACTGGGTTAGGTACAATCATGCGTCCAGTAGCAACCATCATTGGTGCTATGGGAGATGCTCAAACAGTACGTGGTGCATTCTCTTCATTGGGTGCAATGGTTGATGCAAGGAATGATGCTTGGAGAAAAGCTGTAGCTGACTTCCAGTCATACACCATGCATGAAGAAGGCTTTAGAGGATTTACTCAATCTAAAGGCGATAAAGAATGGAGTGCATTAGGTTCATTCTTTGAGAAGCATGGAGACTTTAAAGATCAAGCTGCATATCACATAGCAGATCAACTAAGAGGAGTTAATAAACTACCTTTCCTTAACTATGGTCCTCGTACGATGAAGGCTATGGATACTTACTTTACCCAAATCATAGGTAGAGGAAGGTTAAGGCAAATAGCTTTTGATGATGTATGGGATAGAGCAAAGATCTCCAATAAGAACTTATCTGATAAAGACTTTGATGAGCTAGTTAAAGCTGCTGAAGGTCACTTTGAAGGTAAGGTCTTTACTAAAGATGGACAAGTCTCTGATGAGATGGCGTTGTTTGCTGCTGATGAAGCAAAGCTTACACAAGACTTACAAGGGTTTGCTAAGGATTTAGATACAGCATTTGACAAGATGCCATTCCTTAGACCGTTCTTTCTGTTTGCAAGAACAGGTGTGAACGCATTAAAGATGACTTCTAAGTACACACCAATATTAAATCAATTTATTGGTGAGCACGTTGACATCATGACTAAAGCTTGGGATGACCCTGCAATGCTTAAGTATGGAATTAAGAGTCAACGTGATCTTGAGTTAGCTAAGTCAGTCATGAAAGGACGTATGGCTATTGGATATGGCTTTACATCAATGGCTGCTCTAATGGCAGTTAATGGTCAGATCACAGGTAATGGTCCTCCAGATAGACGACTAAGAAACTCATGGATGCAAGCTGGATGGCAACCCAGATCAATCAAGATTGGTGGTAAGTATGTTAGTTACGAAGCAATAGAACCTTTCAATATGTTCTTTAGTTTCATGGCTGATGTAGTTGATTCTCAATCAGTTATGGGTGATACATGGGCTGGTAATCATTTTGGTAAAGCGTCTTATCTAATTAGTGCAAACGTAGTTAATAAGTCATTCCTAGCAGGTCTACTACAGTTACAAGATCTACTAACCAGTCAAGGTGGTGATGCTCCACGTGTTGCTGCTAACTTTATCAATAATCAAATCCCTCTATCTGGTTTAAGAAATGAGATAGGTAAGGTTTTATCTCCAGGTATGAGAGAGTTAGAGTCTGGATTCTGGCAAAGTGTAGGTAATAGGAACCTTTGGGCTGATGTTTTAACTAACGGATCTATCATTCCATATAGGTACGACATTTTAAATGGTGAAAAAATAAGAGATTGGGATCCTGTAACTAGGCTTACCAATGCAATCTTGCCTTTCAACATCAATATAGGTACTAACTCAACTAGAGAATGGTTGTTTAGAAGTGGAGTAAACTTTAAACAAACATTTAATACTGGCCCTGATGGTCAGAGCTTAGAAGGACACCCAAACCTTAAGTCTCAATATCAGTTCTATTTAGGTCAGCAAAACGTAGAAGCTCAACTAGAACCATTCTTTGAACATCCAGAGATACAGGAATCAATTGAGAAGATGGAGAAGCATAGATCTAGTGGTAGAACACACCAAGCACATCAAACAATGCATGGTAAGGAACTTCAATCAATCCTTAGAGAAGCAAAGAAAAGAGCTTGGAATATGTTGTTAGAGAATAGTCCTGAAGGTAGAGCATTAGATCAAGCTCATAAACTTAATAAGCTTGGAGATAAAGCTAGAATACAAGGCAACTATGAAAGAGACGAAGAGATAAATCAGAAGGTACAAGAATTTGAAAAACAAATGAAAGTTAAATAACCACCCATATTCTAAATCAATAGCGATATGGCTTTAACCCAAAATACATATACAGGGAACGGCTCGACCGTTCTCTTTTCATTTACATTCCCATACTTACAGGAATCAGATGTCAAGGTAAAACTTGATGGTGTGACTCAAGCTACAACTACATATTCTTTTGCCAACGCTACTCAGATTCAGATGAATACTGCTCCTGCAAATGGAGTATCAATCATTATTTTCAGGGATACAAATAACGATGCAAAGAAAGCTACGTTCTATCCTGGGTCAGCAATAAAAGCAGAGGACTTAAATGATGACTTTGACCAGATTCTATATACAGCTCAAGAGGTAGATAACAATGCTATGAGCACCCTTGGTGATGACCCTATGCAGGGTAATTTACCAATGGGTAATAATAAACTAACTAACTTAGCTACACCAACAGCATCAACTGATGGTGCTAATAAGGCTTATGTAGATAGCACTATAAATAGCACTGTAGATTCAAAGATTGATACAGCAATGGCTAATGATGTCCTAGCAGGGACTGACATTGCAAAGTCTACATCTGGAGGTCAAGTTACTATTAGCCATAATGTTAACGGTGCTAATGCAACTGTTAATAATAGTGATGGTAATGTTATACAAGATATAACCATATCTGCACAAGGACACGTAACATCAGTAGGGTCTAAGAACTTAAATGATCTCTACTATACAGAATCTGAATTAAATGCAGGTCAGTTAGATAATAGGTATTACACAGAAACTGAGCTAAATGCTGGACAGTTAGATAATAGATATTATACAGAAACTGAATTAAATGCAGGACAATTAGATAATAGATATTACACTGAAACTGAACTACTTAACGGTGCTTTAGATAGTAGATACTTTACCGAAACTGAAGCTGATGCTAGGTACTTCAATATAAGTACAGGTGACACTATTAAAGATGGTGATACCTTCCCAGACAATGACACAACAATAGCAACAACTGCTGCTATCAATGACAGGATTATCGATCTTGTTGATGACGTAGGTGGTTTTGTACCAATAGCAAATGAAACATCTTTTCCTAACGCTAACCCTGACGTTAATAACGGGGCTGGAACTCTTGTATCTATTAAAGCTCTCAGCAGCAACATCACCTCCAATGGATCAGGAGTGGCAACAATTGCTAACGGTACTGTCGGTAACTCAACAGTCACCATTAATGGTTTAGCAGCTAGTACAACATATGCTGCTACCTTTGGGATGATCGTAGAAACAACTACGACATTAAATACTTATACATTCCATCGTCTAGTACCTAAAGCAACTGAAGTCACAACCGTAGCTAGTAATATATCTAACGTTAATACCGTTGCTGGTAATAACAGTAATATCAATACTGTAGCTGGAGCTAATAGCAATATTTCTACAGTTGCTACCAACATTACTAATGTAAATAACGTTGGAGGTTCAATCGCAAATGTTAATACAGTAGCTTCAAACCTTACAAGTATTAATGACTTCTCAGATGTCTATAGGATTGCTTCTTCAGCACCTACATCTCATTTACATGAAGGTGATCTTTACTTTGATACCACTGGTAATGAGTTAAAGGTCTATAACGGATCAGCATGGCAAAGTGGTGTAACAGATGTTAGTAACTTAGCTTCATTAGGAGCTAATACGTTTACTGGTAATCAGATTATCACTGGAACTGGTACAAACACAGTTGAAATAAACGGTACAGGTAGTCATGAATTATATTCTTATCATGATGCCAGTGGTGCTGGTTGGTCTACTGGATCTGGAGGTAGTTTTGGAGAATTAGTATATTTAAATGAAGCGAATAGTAAAGTTGCTATTTATGCAGCAAGTGAAACTACAGCAAAATTTAATGGAAACGGCTCAGTAGAACTCTATTACGACAACGTTAAGAAGTTTGAGACATCTTCTAATGGTGTAAATTTATATGGAAATCTTGTTTTTGATAATCCTACTAATGCTGGAAAAGATATAAATTGGCTTCCTCAATATAATTTTCTTCGCTTTGAAGATGATGTTAAAGCAGTATTTGGTAATGCAGGTGCAGGTGCAGCAGATCTAGAGATCTACCATGATGGAACCAGAAATGTCATAAAGACTCTGAACGGAGATTTAAATCTTCGTTATAGCGGTCAAGAAATGATAGTAGCTAAACCCACTGATGCCGTAGAACTCTATTACGACAACGCTAAGAAGTTTGAGACGACTTCAACGGGGGCGAAGGTAACGGGTACATTAGAAATAGACGATGTAATAAAAAGAGGATCTAATAATTCATCATTACAATTTAGTGGTTCTACTGCTTCAAATACAGGTGCAAACCTACTTTTATATGGCGAAAGTCATTCAAGCCATGCAAATCAACTTAGATTTAGACAAGGCAGTACTGATAAATTCACTATAGATGGATCAGGTAACGCTACGTTTGCTGGAGATGTAGATCTTGCAGATAGTAAGAAAATAAAACTAGGAACAGGAGATGATCTCCAGATCTACCACAATGGAACGAACTCTGTTATAGATAATATAACTGGTGATTTATATATAAAGTCTGTAGGGGGTGTATTTATAACTCCGGGTACGACTGAAGCTGGCGTATATATCAGACACAATGCTCAAGTAGAACTCTATTACGACAACAGTAAGAAGCTTGAGACGACGAGTGATGGTGTAGATGTAACAGGAATAATGCAGTGTGATGAGTTTAAGTTATTAGATGGAGAACACGCCAAGTTTGGAACTGGAGAAGACCTACGGATCTACCATGATGGGTCTAACTCGATTATAAGAGAAGGTGGTGCAGGTAATTTATTAATTGAAGCCACGTCAGGAGGAGATACAGGAATAAAAGTACAGTCCAATGGA